CTCGAACAAAAATTACGAGCATGTCGCGATGTAAATATTAATAAGTTCACTAGTCAATTCGATAGTATATACAAAGGTACTACGAAGTTGGCCCAGCTATTATGGCACGACGCCCGCTACAATTGGAGCGGCGTCCCTTTTCATTAGCCCGCAAGTGTGAAATGTTACTGTATGGTTACCGGATGAGTACGGTGGTCCTTCCACCTGTAAATATGCCCAAAAAAGACTCTGAGTTGAAATATGTGATGCAATCACCGATCGAACAACGACCGGTGGGTGTGTCACTAGGTCCTCACTGTGAAGGATTTGCGCAACCGAAACCGGATTTTAACGATACAGCAACACTCCTTGCGGGCGTGGCCAAACGAGCTGCCTCGCGACATCCCGATCCGAACCAAGAACTACTCTCTGAGCTAGGCGACTTTGTTGACGCTTGGCTCAAACGATTCCTGACTCCACTTCCTGCCGATTCTGATGTCTCTTTTGAGAATTGGATAGATGAGACGAATTATCCGCTGTGGCGTAAGCTGCAGTTGCGTCTCAAATATTCTTTGGTGATGAATCAGTGGGATGACAAACACAAGCGCGTGAAGGCGTTTCCAAAAGATGAAAATTACCCAGAATTCAAGCACATACGAGGGATTTATTCCCGCACGGATGAGTATAAGTGTTTTGTAGGACCGTTCTTTAAAGCAATAGAGAATGTGATCTATACACAATGCCCGCAATTCATCAAGCACGTGCCAGTAGCTGATCGTCCAATGTATATTAAGAACTATCTCATGGGAGATGGACGAGTCTACGCTACTGATTATTCCGCTTATGAGTCACAATTTAGAGAGGAGATCATGCAGATGGTGGAGATGAAACTCTACGATTACATGTGTGGTCAACTGCCTAATTATTGTGATTTCAAGAAGCACCTAGAGACGTTGGTGGGACGACAATATTGCGTGTTCAAGTATTTTTACTTGATCATGGATACCTGCCGAATGTCTGGAGAAATGTGCACCTCATTAGGTAATGGGTTTTCTAATTTAATGTTTGCGACCTTCATCGCGGAGAAAAAGGGTGTAAAGGATTTGAAGATCGTTGTCGAAGGGGATGACGGACTATTCAGGTCGATTG